AAATGATGAAACTTGTTTTAAATTAACAGAGGCTTTAATGCATCACAGAAATCAAGCATTAAGTAATGATAAATATCCTCCATATATTAATTTATTTATACAAAGTCCAGGTGGTTCATTATTACCCACTTTAGCTGTTGTAGATGAAATTAAGAATTTAGGAATTCCAGTATATACATATATAAGAGGTTATGCTGCTTCGGCAGCCACATTATTATCTGTTGCAGGAACACAGCGTTTTATGTATAAACATTCTTTGGCAATGATTCATGGAGTAAAGTTACAAGAACAAGAAGTAAGTTCATTAATGGATATAAAAGATCTAAATGCCAATGTAGATACATTTATGAATGTAGTAAAAAATATTTATTTAGAAAATACAAGCATGGATGAAGAAACTTTAGAATACTTATTTTATCATGATTTATGGATGAATTCAACACAAGCAGTTGAGTATGGTTTAGTAGATGAAATCATTTAAAATTTTTTATATTCTTTAATAGCATTATAAGCCAATTTATCTGCTTCTTTATTTCCCAAAGAATGTACGTCTTGTGCATTTGTATGTGCTTTAATATGTTTAAGTTTTAAATTAGGATTAGTTTTATAAATTGTATATAATTGTTTAACAAGATTTTTATTTGGAATATTTTTAGACCAATGTTGTTTTGCACATTTTTCTCCATAACTTGTAGCACATTTTATACTATAATCTGAATCAGTAACAATAGATATTTTTTTATTAATTAAATCATCTTTTATTAATTCATAAGCTTGTAATATGGCTAATAATTCGGCACTATTATTTGTATGATTAAAATCCAAACTATCTACAATTTTTGATACATTTTTATTATTATTTTCTTCAAAAAATATTCCTATTGCACTAATTGCATTTATTTTACCATTATTATAACAAGAACCATCAGTATAAACAAAATAATCTACTTTGGAATCATCAAATTTACTATAAATATTTTCAAAAAATTCAGTGCTAACAGAATTAATATTTAATATATAATCCTCTGCTTCTGTTTCGGTTGAAAATTTTTTATAAATTGCTCCTTTATAACCTATTACTTGTTCTTTACAATCATTCCAAAAATAATAGATGCCGATATTATGTCCTTTTGCTACTGCATAAAAACTCATCTATATATATTATTATTAATAAATTTTTTAATTAATAATAATAACAAATTTAATAATTGTTCAATTTTTCTTTTTTTATTAAAATTTCAAAGTTTGGGGGTTCTCTAAAAAATTGAATAGAAAATTATTACAAGTTAATCAAGATGTCAAACACAAACAAAACAAACAACATCTACAAAACAATGGCGACTTTTGCTCAGCAGATTCTTGCGGTTCAGTCAAAGGCACTTGAGACTTCCAAGACTGAATTGAAGGTGAAGTCAGACAAGCGGAAGGATGAACTGTTTGACTTCCTGACAAATAAGTACCACGCAAAAATCAAGCGGTCAATCATGGGTGCTGCTCAACGTGGTTCCAAGGAAAAGTTCATGAACTTTGAAAAAAATGATTTCAAGGCAAACTGCGAAGGTCTTGGTTTCCCCAAGGATGTTCAGCGGCTTTGGCTAGAAGAGGTCATATTGAACAAGGACGAAGATAAGTTCCTGCCAGTTGATGAAATAACTGGTGAACGCGACCATCTTCATGGTATTAACTTTGAGATTTGGAACAATGCAAAATTCACGACGCGTTTCCATTGGTAGATAAGTTTAATACTCTAATAATGTTTTAGAGTATAAATTATAAATTATAAATTATAAATTATAAATTATAAATTAAGAATTAAAAATATATATTATAAGATAATAAAGTTAATATATATTTTTTATTTAATGCTTTTTTGTTATAATACTATATGGAAGACCGGTTTTTAGTTAAATTAAAAGAAGCTGAAAAGAGAGATGAAAATAATCTTATTATAAAAAATATTTTGGGTAAAGGAGGATGTTCAAATGTTTATCTTGGAAATTATAAAATAAATAAAAATAAAAAGGATGTAGCAATTAAGATGTTCAAGTGTAATAATAGAGAATCATTATTTTTATTTAATAATGAATTGAATATATTTAAACTATTAAATCAAAAAAATAAAGATTGTTTTATTGTAGAACTATTTAATACTTTAAATACACAAAGAAACTGTAGGTTAATAATGGAATTAGGTAATATGACATTAAAAAGAAAAATTAGTATTTTATATAGAAAATTCAATATTTATGAAGCAACAAACATGTTTGAACAAATTATAAAAGCAATACAATATATTCATAATTTTAAAATTGCACATAGAGATTTAAAACCAGAAAATATTTTGCTCTTTGAAAATAATAGATTAAAAATATGTGATTTTGGTTTTGCAAAAATAGCCGATAAACCTTTAAAAACAATTTGCGGAACTGTTCCTTATATGGCACCAGAATTATTTAGATATAATAAATTGTATAATGGTTTTGCAGTTGATGTATGGGCAGTTGGAATAATTGTTTTTGAAATATTACACAATCGTTTGCCTTTTAATTCAGCAAATATAATGGGTTATAGAAGGGCAATAATCAGTAATAAATATGTTATGCGTCAATTACCAAATGTCCATAAAGCTTTAATAATGCAATGTTTGACAAAAAATTTTATGCAAAGACCCAGTATATTTGAATTAAAAATTCCAGTAAAAAAATTAAAATAAATAATTAGTTAAATACTCAATTGGTTCTCTCAAAATTTAAAAATAATTTTAAAAATTTATTAAAGTTTTTTTATTTTTTTGTAATATTTCATTAATTTGTGAAAATGGTTTTGAATTTTGAAATGATGGAAAAGTTTTATATGTTTTATAAACACTTAATGGTGATGGATGAGATGAGACAATTAAACTATGTTTAGAAGTATCAATATTTTTTAATTTATTATGTGCAAATGCACCCCAAGCAACAAAAATAATAGGTTCATCATTTTTATTTAATTCTTCTATAATAAAATCTGTAAAATCAGACCATAATGCTGCAAGACTGTTAGGTTTTTTTTCAATCACAGTTAATGAAGCATTAAGCATTAAAATATTTTGTTGTGCCCAATTTTCTAAACTATTATTAGTTAAAGAAATATTTACATCATTTTTAAGTTCTTTAATAATATTTTTGAGAGATGGGGGGATTAATATGTTTTCGTTTATTCCAAAACATAAACCAGTTGCTTGATTGGGACCATGATATGGATCTTGTCCTAATATTAATACTTTAATTTCGTTTGATTCAAAATATTCAAAACATTTAAATATATTTTCTGCTTTAGGATAAATATTAAATTGACTATTTTTGAGAGAATCAAGTATATTATTTAATGATTTATTTTTTGTTTCATATTTATTATTATATTTAGTAAATAAAGTTTTCCACGATTGTTTTATTTTAGTGTTATTTTGCATTATTTTAAATTGATTTTATGTATTAATTAATAACTTTATTTTAATATTTTTAAAAAAATATAATATATTTATATATTATAAATAATGGGTGCAGAAGAAGTAGTAGCACAAGAAGTAGAAGTAGAACAAGAAGGAGGAGTACAAGGATATGCTGGAACTGAAAAATTTTCTATGCTTGGTGGAAAACGTAGAAAAGGAAGCAGAAAAGGTAGCAGAAAATCAAAAAAAGGCTGTAAAAAAATGAAAAAAAGCGATAAAGGAACAAGAAAAGGAAAAAGACCCCCTTCAAAATGGATAATGCATGTAAAAGCTTTCTGTAAAAAAACTGGGATGAAATATCCAGATGCATTAAAAAGTAAACAATGTAAAGCTGATTACAAAAAATAATAAATAATTTTAAAACCAGTAATATTTTTTATAATAATAATTAAAAAATATTATTTTATTTAAGAAAATGTTCAATTAGTGCTTGATTTGCGAGAGAATCCGCATAAGTATTATATTTTCTATAAATATGTTCAAAAGTAATAAAATCAAAATTAGATTTTAAATTATTAACTTCTTTATGTAATGGTTTAACACGTTCATATTTAATATTACAATTATTATTAATTTGGTCTATTACAATTTTAGCATCTCCTTCAACGTATAAATCTTTAATTTCTAATTTAGAAGCATATTTTAAAGCACTTATTAATGCTTTATATTCTGCATAATTACTATCATATGCTTCGTTTAACATTGAATATTGTTTAGCAACTACTGTATAATCATAATATAAAACGAATCCAATAGAGGCTAATCCCAAAATATCACGATTACAAGCATCAAATTGTAGCAAAAACATTATAATATTTGTTAGTTAATTAATAAATATTATAAATTTTTAAATCTATTTAGTTAATTATTTAGTAATAATTATTTAATAATAATTATTTAATAATAATTATTTAATTTGAGAAACTTTTGTAAGTATTATTTTTATTTTGTGCTTTTTTCTGTTTTTTTTGTTTTGGTTTCTTTTTTGTTGTTGTTTTTGGATTATATGTTTCAGATAATGAAGTTTTGTTTGAACTAGCATACGATGAATCGATAGAATTAGATAATGATTTATTACTTACTAATTTTAACATTTTTTTAGTTACTTTATGTGGACCTGTTTCAATATATTTAAAATTTTTACATTTTGTAAATAAAATATATTCTTGTATTAATGAATTTTTAATTGCTCTTAATTTTTCTTTCAATAATTTTGTAGTATCACTTGTAAAACCTTTATTTTCATTTGCTTCTTTTAGTTCATCAGCTAATTTATCAATTAATTCTTTTAATTTTTGTACTTCTTCATCTGTTTCATCTTTTTTTTCTGTATTTTTAGACTTTTTATAATCTTTTGCTAAATCTTTCTTTTCTTTAAATTCTTTTTTCAATGTTTTTATTTTTTCTTTTAACATTTTAATTTGTTCTATTACACTTTGGTCTACTTTTTCTAATTGTTTCTTTAAATATACAAATTGTCTTAGGTTCTCATCATCTATATGATTCATTAATATTGGAACATTTATCATAATTGGTTGTGCAAATTGTGTAGGATCTTTTTCACGATTTAAATAACTGATATAACCCGATAATTTATTTGCTAAATTTTTAACACCATTTTCACTTAATATATTTGCAGATGTCATATATTGTTTTTTAAATTCTTCTTTGTCTGTAGTTATTTTTTCAGATTCATTAGTAACAAATAAATTAACTAATGAAAATAATTCCATAGGACTATTAGTGAATGGTGTTGCAGTCATTAATAATAATTTGCACGAATCTTTTCCTGATTTTTTATAACTATTCATTATTAATTTTTCCATAACATCAGTATCCGGTCTTTCAATTGCTTTTAGATCACCACCATATAATTTATGCGCTTCATCTATAATAATAAGCGTTTTTTTTAAAACATCTGTTACGCCATTACGTTGTTTTAAGATTTCATAATTTTTATTTCTTCCTAATAATAAATTACTAAATTGTTTATATGATATTGGTTCTAACCAATTAGAACTTAAGAATTTTTTACGCTGGGTTAAATTTTCAGGTAAAGTAAGACCTAATTTAACTTCTTCCTTTAAAACAGCATGACATATTTGATCAAAAATATTTTTCCATACATCACTTTTTAGTGTAGTACGAGTAACCCATAATATACTATAACCTTCTTTTTCAAAACTCATAGATGCCGTTGCAACTCCCGTACAAGTTTTTCCAGTTCCAACTGAATGCCATAATAACATTCCTTTATATGGAGATTGTGGGCAAAAATAGTTAGTAATAAATTTTTGTGTTGGATTAAGTTCAATTTCATGTGCTGCTGCTGGTTTCTCTCCTGGTTTAGGAACACATTTATTTTCAATGCTTAATGGTTCCCAAATATAATCTTTTGAATTATATTTTGTTTTAATAAAATTCCTCATTGGAATAAAACTTAATTTAGTATTTGGTATCATTGGGTTATTGGGAGGAGTTTTAATAGAAGATTCTTTTTTCCCTTCATAATTAACTGAGTTATAATCGGCGTCAATTGGTTCGTCATCGCCACCATCTAAATCTAAATCATCAAGTTCATCTTTTACATTTTTTTTAGATTTTTTTTCAATAACTTCTGGGACATATGCATATCGCAATGACCATTCATAATTTAATTGTTGGCAATATTGTGGAATACTATACATATAACTACATAATGCTTTACGTTGATTAGTTTTTGGTAAATATTTATTTGAATGATTATATTTTTTATATACGCGTTTCATAAAATCAAGGCTTATAGGGACGTCATTACTTGTTCTGTTTCCACAATTACCTTTGCAATTAATAAAATCTATTTTAAAATATTTAGAACTTTTATTTAATTTTTTAAAAACATCCTTCTTTTGCCCTCCACCACCTGTTAAATAAAAATCTTTTTCCATAAATTGTTCATTTAAATCTTCAATGTTATGCATATTTTTTGTAAGACAGTAATCAACAGCAAATTGACTGGCTAATTCAAATAATTGCTTACTTAAATTATTCATTGCTTTGTCAAATTCACTATAAAGCATAGTTGCATCATTTAATTTTTCAATATCTCTAAATATTAAAACATCTTCGTCTTTTTCATCATTCTTTGGGTCTGTTATATTATATGTTAAAAATTTAGTAGATGCAAAAGTATCGGTCGTAATATCTGGAACTGTTAAATAATAATTATATACATAAAGAGGCCAACCTTTTCCATCTTGAAATTCTAATCCTTTTTGCCCACAAGTACGGGTAGCACGACCTACTGTTTGTTTTAAATCTGCAATAGTCATAGATGGTTCAAAAATATGAACATATTTAACATCAAAGAGATCAATACCTTCTTTAAATCCGCTATCAAAAATAATAAAACGTATTTTTTTTCCATAAATGTTATCAGGGCGACTATTAAATAATTTTAATAATGATTTTTTTAATTTTTCATTAAATGTTGAGCCATAAATTGCGTTTGAACATAATAAACCAAAATTTTTGTCTGTTCCGTCTTTTGAATCAACATATAATTGTAATTTTTGTACATTTTGCACTTTTCGTGCTTTAATAACATTATGAAAACCGGTCGCCATAAAAGCAGATGCTAATATTTTAGCACCATACCCACCTTCTTTTACATCAGAAAAAATAAAATGTTTAAATTTTTTTCCATGGTTTTTTTGATCTAATGCATCTAAATTCTCTATATTTTTCATTAATTGTATTATTTTTGGAGATGCTTCTGCTAGATTATCTAAAAATTGTTTTTCGTTAAAAGATTTTTTATCAAATTTATGATGATTCAATATTTTACCAAAATTAGCTGTTTTACGCATACAGCTAAAAATTTTTGCACGATTTTTTTTTGTATTTTGCATTTCTTTCTTAATTTCTTTTTTAAATGTTTTATTTATTTTATTTTCTCTATAACATTCAATAACAGTATTATATTCATCGTTTGTAACACTATGATTTTTATCAGGATGATCTATTTTATCTGGATGATTGGCGAGTAACCATTTTTTAATATTATCTTTGTTTAAATTATATTTACTAATTAAACTATTACAAGTTACCATTATATTAAATAAATATTTTTTTTAGAATATATGTGTATTTTTTGAGAGAACCCACTTAATTTCTAAAGTATATGAATTCTCTCAAAAAATAAAAATAAAATTATAAAAAATTTCATTATATTTCTATAATTTTAAATTATAGTCTTTTTAAACTTTAATAAATAATATTTGAAATTTTTTATAATTTTATTTTTATTTTTTGAGAGAACCTACACCATTGTAATATTTAAATTGTTTATAAAATTATGTATTACAAAATTATGTTCATAATTTGTAATACTGTGATGGTCTAAATCATCAATAACAGTATAGTTAATATTATAATTCTTTTTTATAAGTTTTTCATAACAAAATTTTTGAAATTTATAATTATATATATTATCTCTCTTACCACAAAAAATAAATAGTGGAGTTTTTTTATTATTTTTTAATTTTATATATTTATCCATATAAATTGTTTTAATACAATAAATACTACCGACAGGTCTTGGTAATTTATTTAAAATATTAAATAATAATGTTCCACCCTGAGAGACACCAAATAAATAAATAGATTTAAATTTATTTAATATAAATGCTTCATTATAAATAATATTTACAATTCTCTCACTGCTTCTCTCAAAATCTTCAACATTTATTTTATCTATTTTATTTAAATTATCATAACAAGTATAATAATTATACCAAGACTTTATATTATATTGTTTATTTTTAGGATAATCTACATCCATAATTGGTGATTCAGGAAATATAAATTTGATAGAATTATAAATATATTTTACATTATGCATTCTCTCAAAATATTCTAAAAAATTATTAAAATAATTAGAATCACATTGCATCGGGTGTAACATAATAAAAGTGAATAAATGTTTATTTGTTGGGTTTATTATGTTACAATTTGCATACATTATTGCCAGTAATATATTATTTTATTTTTTATTAATTGTCCGGTCATTAAAATATTTATTCAAAATTTTTGTAATTTTTATTTTATTTTTTATATATAAAAATGTCAAAGGTTATACATAATTTTAATAATGATTCTAAAAGTTGGAAAATTCATGCGTATAATTTACAATCAGTTAGTGGTGATAACTTAAATTTAACTGCATCAGATAATAAAAATATTTATTTAAATGTATCCGGTGGTCTAGTAAATACTACATATTTAGATGTATCAAATAATCTAAGAGTATATGGTAATGCTGTTTTTGCCAATGACTTACAAACAGATAATTCTTCTGTAAAAATTCCAAATACATATAATAACTATGCATTTGTAAATCACACAGATTTATTAACTAATTTAACAAAAACAGGAAATAGTTGGATTGATTTAAGTGGTTCTGGTTATATTGTTAATTATAGTCCTTTATCAAATAATTCAAAAGTATTTTTACATGGTAAAATAAGTTATATTGCGTCTGCCGAAAGCGAACAATTAATAAGTTTTCAATTATTACGTGTTATAAATGGTACCGAAACTGCTTTATTTAGTGATATGTCTTTTGGAAGTGTATTTGGTACAATACAAAATGGAATTTACAATTTTGATTACGTAGATAGCCCAGATAGTTCTGCAAATATCAGTTATTATTTAAAATATAAAATATATGATGATGGTAATAATATAGATACTTCAAGTGGCGTAGTTGGTTATGATGATAATAATATAAATTGTTTTATGGCACAAGAACTTTACATTCCATCTATGGACGGAATAATACAAACAGTAAATACAAGTTTAGGTAATGTGTTTTTAGACAATAGAGACGCATCATTTAATAATGTTGATATCAGTGGAACTTTAAATGCTTCTAATAGTAATAATGCAATAAAATATTCATCACATTTAATACCTACAACCAATGATACATTTGATATCGGTAGTGCGGAATATAAAGTACGTGATTTATATGTTGCTGATAATTCTATTTTTATAGGTGATAAAAGTAAATTAGGTATTGATGAAACAGGTGGTTTAGTTATTATGGAAAGAGATTCTGAAATTATACCAAGTGGAATTTACGAGGGAGAAGGAGTCACTGAAATTAGTGATCCACCCAGTGTTCTTGCCGATGTAAAGAGTAAATTAGAAACTAATTTTACATCATTAAGTGATATAAAATTAGAAGATTGGCAAAAATACTCTAATATTTTAACAACTAACGCTAATATTCCCAAGAAAAACATGAATCAAATATATAAACCAACAACAAGTAATGATTGGAAATCTAAAAAAAAAATTGCTAATTTATTAAATGAATATTCAGATGCTTCTTTCGGAAATATAGATTTTTCAGGTGGATTCAAAATAATAGAATCAGATTTAACGGGTGCTAATAAAATAACTGCCTTAAGTGCTATTACTGGTGGTTCATTAACGGACGGAACTGCAACATTAAATCTGGGTGCTTTATCTGGGATTACTGACTTATCTCTGTCAGGCACTATTAAAGGTCCATCTAATATGACTATAGACCCAGCAGCACATGGAGACGAAACAGGAACATTAATAATTGCAGGTAATTTAACTGTTCAAGGAACCACAACAACTATAAATTCAACAATAGTAGACATTTCAGATAATCGTATAAGATTAAATGCTGCACAATCCTCACCAAATGCAGGTATAGATATTAGTTTTACAGATGGAACATCTAAACAATTTATTTATAGTAAAGCCGAAACCGAATGGAAAACAAATGATACTTCACTTAATATTGGAACAGGTGATTTTACAGGTAAAAACATAAAAATAACAAATAAACTTACTTTTTATGTCTAAATTATAATTATTTATTAAATAAAAATTGAATTTTTTTTTATATTATTGTATTATTAATAATAATTTAATAATAAAATAATGATTAAAATTTTTAATAAACCTACTCGCTGTAAATGCAAAAATAAAAATAATTTAACTTGTTTAAATAAACAAGTTAAATTATATAATTTGGATAACACATATATATGTTGGCTTCATTATAATTATTATCGTGAAAAATATATTATATTAATTCAAGCATATTATCGCGGCTATAAACAACGAAAAATAATCAATAGTATTTATGCAAAATTACCAGATGATATTCAATACATAATTTTACATAATGTTAGACAGGAATATTATCATAAACAAAGATTGAAAACTATAGAAGCATTAATGATTAATAAATTAAAAACTTTTAGTTGTGAAATTTTTGGGGCATACGATAATGATGATTTTACACGTTTTAATTATTTTGAATATGTAACCAATAATAGGTCATATATAATTCATATTTATAAACTTTATGCAAAATATTCGCAATTATTATCACACAAATTTATAAAAAATTCACACCATTTAACAGACAATTTAATATTGATGAATTTTAAAATTGTAGAATATAAATATAAAATTTATAATGCATATACAAACCATATTTATGAAGTTACATGTGCTACATATTATACAATAGAGAAAATTCTATTTGATGGTGGATTTATTAGCGACTCTTAATTTTTCATAATATCTAATATTATATCATATTTTGTTAATTGATTTGTAATCGTTACTTTTACATTTTCCTTTTTGAATTTTACATTAAATAATTTACTATATAATTTTGGTAATATTTCCTTAATTAATGAGCTTTGATTTGCAGTAATAACATAAACATTTTGCATTCCTATTGTGTTATTTAAATTTTGAAATACTTCTTTAATTTTTTTAAGACGTTCTTTTCCTCCAAAATAATATTCTCCTATATCATTTATTGTTATTTTTGATTTTGTTAATTCTGATATGTTTTTTACACCTTTTCTCATTTCAAACGCCCATTTTGAAATGATATTTATAAATAATTCTTCTTAATTTTCCGTGTTTTATTTTTTGCTACATATTTTTCTGGTCTTTCATAAGCACCCTTAAAAATATTTCTATATTTTTCTTTCGGTATTTTGCTTATTACATTTTCAATATTCTCCTTTAATTTTATATGAGTTAAACCATCTAATTTTTGTAATCGTGATTTCAACATACTAAAATAATTTTCTATAGAATTGGTAAAATGTTGATATGGAACAGCATATAATATATTGTTATGTTTATTAACTAATTCTTTTATTCTTTCGTTTCTATGACTACTTGCATTATCTAATATAATTAATTTATTTCTTAATTTACTTGTAATATTTTTTTCTAAAAATTCAATTAACCTATCTGTATTTATTCCACCTTTTTCATATAAATCCCATTCTATCACGCCATTAACTGAAATAGCAAATATTCCTGTATATTTTTTGAATACTTCTTGTGATTGTGTTTTTATTACACATCGTTTTCCCTTTTCACTATAACAATGATGTCTTTTTTGTAAAGATTTTATACTTGTTTCATCAATACAAATAATATCTTCTATTTTATA